ACACCCGCTCCAATTACAGCTAACTGAAGATTGGTTAATTCTTTTACAAAGTCCAACATTTTATGCTTCCTATATTCCTATTGAGAATTTGTTAGCTAGTTTCGCGTACAGTGTCACCGATTACCCATGCCACCACGATGGTTGCTACTGATACAAGTTGGGTCTGGTCAAGCTCGATTCCAACGGTTTCAGATGCCACAACGGCCACAAGGCCCACTGCGGAAACCCAGAATCTTCGGGACGCGAGTAAAGATTTGATTTTCGGACTCATTTTAATTCTCCAAAAAAAGTAATAAAATTAAGAAAGTACGCACTTTCTATTTTCGATCAAACAGCGGAAACAATTTCCGTTTCTTAACTGTTATATTACATGAGCATGAGGTACACGCACATGACTCACTGCTAAGTGTGTTTTTTTTTGCGTGGTATGGGCAGTCTGTCTCGTGCCCATCGCCATGCACTATCTTGCCAGTGCCACCGCATATACACTTTGTCGGGTCCGGATGTGGCCCCAACGGATCTGGCACATCTGGCTCTGAACCAAATACCTCAACCTCAGCTTGAACAAACGCCTTGGTTGTGTTGTCTATTATAGTGTCAATATCGTCTTTTGTCAAGGAATACTTTGAAGAAAATCCAAAATCACCCATAAAAAGAGCGAAACATATAATTGTAATGCCAGCAATAACTGATCTACCAGACGTGGGTTTTTTCGTTGTATTACTCATTTAAAATACCTCATCTATCGTCCATTCTATTTTTCTGGACGGAAAGCCGTCCACATTGCTAAATACCCATGCGCCACCTCCAGACAGCATAGCCCTAGCATCCCTCTGTCTGATCCAGAAACTACCGTCTGGCTGGCCAAGTCTCTTGGGTCCGCTATTCCACACACCCCAAGAATTTTGAACTAAAAATAAAGTCTCCCTATATATTTCGCGGCTGTCATCACAACCAATCCACGCCATAGCATGGTTCCATCCTTGGGATCTTTTAGCTATCCCGTTTTTATCTCTTCGGCTAGAAAAACCATACCCAGAGCAAACAGATAGTGAATAACCGTTTGCCAAAGCGTCTCTTGCTTCTTCTATGGTCCTAATATTAGAAATTGTTTTTACTTGATGTTTTTGGGCCTCATCTTTATATACGCTATTCGGAATTTTATGTTTTGCGCCAAGGGTAGAGTTGTATTGAGATAGATCCACATCACCATAATTTTTTCTTATAAGAATGCCACCATTCTGATGTACATATCTAGCGGCTTCGGAGCAGGTCATGCCTTGACCCCTGTGGCCCCTAGACTGATAGATCGCTTCAGACGCCCCACGAGCCACGAAGTCTTCCTTTTGGCCATCTATGTCTATTTCAACAGCTCTTGTGATGTCCACAGCATTTCTGGTGGCGTGTGCCACGCAGTCGCCAGTAGTTTGCCTTTCACATGGACCAAATCCAGAATCAAATTTGAGAACCGACTTAAACGGTAGCGATTTTTTTCCTTCGCCGCTATTTTGTAGATGGTGGGCAGCCGCGCCAAAAACGGGCATCGGCAATTCACCCATCAATTTTGCCACATCTTCTGGGTCACATATACTACCCACGAATCCGTTTCTGTACAGATTCAATATTTGTCTAGGTGTGCTGAAGTCCATCAAGTAACTCCTCAACTGAATTCTGCCATGAAAACTTATTGGCCGTATCTATACCAGCCGTGTTAATGGTCTCGCTTCCTTGTTGTTTATTTTGATGCACCTGTCTCATATGTGAGACTAATTGCTCTTTATTGCTATCCGACAGGTGGGCCCATTGACCACAGGAACCGTCAAAAAAAACGCCATCATGTGCGATTTCGAGGTCTTTTGTGTCTATTAAGTGAGCGTTGGCATCGTTGCAAAATTCTGTATGAGCTGAATAGTTTGTTGCAATAACCTGTTTGCCACAAGCCATCATCTCCAGTAGTTCTAAATTCCAGCCTTCTGCCCTAGCGGGAAACACGCCACAATCAGTTTGACACATGATATTATACACATCTTGGTGGCCAACTTGTCTTGGAATTATTCTAATCTTGTCGCCCAGAGGATTCTCTTTATATAGCCGCTGCCATGCTTGGTTTTGTTCACCAATAAAGGGATTATCACACATCATCCAAAGCTCAACATCGTCAGATCTGCTAAAGGCAGCAGTAAAGCACTCCAGCAAAACGTCGTGCCCCTTGCGTTTTTCCCATTTTCCACAGTTAAAAAATACTGTGGGTTTTCTGGGCTTAAGGGTAGATGGCTTGAAAATGCTGGTATCAACACCTAGCGGCACAACATGAACACTTGCCTCACTAAAGCGAGTATTGTTTAAAATAATCTGCTTGGCCCACTTGGAGCAAACAAAAATGTTGTCGCAATGATGAAGGCTGTCCACTTCCTTCTTGCTAAATTCGTTTAGCTCAAAAATAGGAAACCCGAAGTACCGACTACTACCAATTCTTGCGTGAAGATCATGCTGGTGCCATATTTTTACACAAGGAAAATCTACGTGATGGTTTTCTTGATTTGAGATTGCGGCTGCAACGCATTTGTCTATGTTGACATTTTCTATGGGGCCGATGGGATACAGTGTAGTGGATGGATATAAGCTATATAACGTTTTTAATATATTGTATCCAGCTACACCGTACCCCAAGCTGTTAATGGGGGCGAAAATGTTTACCAATGTTATCTTCCTCAGACAATTAATTCCTGTATGACTTTTCCACCATCCACAATTTCTATTGGCCTATCTCCGGGGGCCATGAGTTCTTTGTCAGCCACAATTCCCAAACGGTTGTAAATAGTGGCGGCCCAGTCTTCAATGGACAATGCATCATCTTCGGGTTCACTTGCCGTGGCATCAGACGAGCCGTAGACGATACCCCTCTTTATTCCACCCCCAGCAATTACGGTGCTGAAGACTCTTGGCCAATGGTCACGACCAGCACTACCGTTAATCTTCGGCGTGCGGCCAAACTCCGAGGAAACACAAACTAACGTAGAGTCAAGCATTCCTCGGTCATCTAAGTCTTCTATCAGTGCAGCGAACCCCTGATCAAATGCAGGTAGCTGTGACTTGATGCCGTTGGCTATGTTGTTGTGCATGTCCCAGCCGCCGTAAGTAAGTGTAACAAACCTTGTGCCAGCCTCAACCAAACGACGAGCTAGTAACATACGAGCGCCTGCCGTATTGCGACCATATTTATCTCGCAAGGACGATGACTCTTTGTTTATATTGAAGGCTTCACGAGCTTTGTCGCTACTAATAAGGCCATAAGCCCTTTGATAAAAAGAATTCACAGCATTGAGAGAGTCGCTTTTTTGCTTATTGTTAAATTCTGTGTTCACAATGTCAAGCACTTGCCTTCTTCTGCCAAACCTTTCATTGGACACAGGTAGTTTCAGATCTCTAACTTCGAAATTTTCGCTCGCTGGATCAGAACCTACGCCAAATCCAGAATATGAGCTACTTAAATACCCAGTGCCCGCATGTTCGTTTGGCTGATTGGGAATACAGACATATGGAGGAAGGTTGAAGCGCGGTCCAAACTCGTGTGCAACAACAGAACCCATAGATGGATATTTTAGCGCGGGGCTCGGTCGATAACCGGTAAACATGTTGTGCGTACCGCGCTCATGGGCGGCTTCGCCGTGAGTCATACTGCGACAAATAGCAATTTTGTCTGCGATCTTAGCCGTTTTTGCCATTGTTTCATTAAGTCGTGTGCCCGGAACAGCGGTTTTAATGCTGTTCATCGGGCCACGATATTCCAACGGAGCAAATGGCTTGGGATCAAAAGATTCCTGATGGGCCATTCCTCCGGGTAGATATATGAAAATGACGCTTTTGGCTGGCCCTTCCCTGCTTTCATAAAACTTTTGGTCGGCTCTAGCGAGCGATAGACCAAAGCTACTTAAGATGCCAGCATGTAAAAAATTTCGTCTTTTCATGTCTATCTCCTAAAACAAAAATCTAGACCACCATCCCTGAGATGCTCCCAAAAAATAAAGACCGACTAAAGCGCCGCCATAAAAAGCCAGACGCCTAATCACTTTGTGCTCTCTTAGAAACTGTCCTAATGGACCATTAAACAATCGCATGACTACTCTCCCTTCACTTTAATTAAGAATTCGGTTTAGGTCTATCTTTCGGACCTACTCTAGAACTTCCTCTACTGCCCCTATCTCTCCCACCAGAACGTCCACGTTGTCCACTTGAACCCCCTTGGCGTCCACTGGATCTACCTCGCCCAAACCTTGAAGGGGCTTGTCGCTGTTTTTCCCAGTGATCTTTAAACTCCTTTAGTGAAATAGAGTTGTCCTTATTCGAATCCATTCGCTTAAAAAGAAGCTCCGCAACACTTACGGGCGCCTTTTTTGGTGTGTCTGGTTTTGCTGCCTCTGTCGCCTTTGCTGGAGGTGCAAGCAAAACAATAGCTGTAAAAATTGTGGGTGTCATTTTGTTTCTCCTTGATTTTATTACACAGTGAATACCATACTAGGATATCCGAAATTTCTTTTTATAACATTTCTTTTTTATTTTTTTTACGTTGCCCGATAACTGTGTCTCCCACACTTAGGCTGGGCGGAGACGTAGTGTACCTTAACAGCTCGCTCGATGACTGGGTTTTTTTACCTCCTACATTGTAGACGGTTTTAATCCCTCTCCATCTACA